TGATACTCTTGGTAATGCCTCATTTGCTGGGATGCCTTATGGCGCATCGTCCTTCCTCCGCAATCGCATCATCAATGGTGATATGCGTATAGATCAGCGGAATGCTGGGGCCGCGCAAACAATTACAACTGCTTCAGCATATACTGTTGATAGATGGTTATCCATTCCCGCTGGAGCATCTGTTACGGGCCAACGGTCATCCGGAACTTTAAGCCAATATAATTATCGTTTTACCGGAGCAGCATCTGTAACACAAATACAATTTCAGCAACGAATTGAAAGTGTTAATATTGCAGATTTGGCTGGTAAAACCGTTACAGTAAGTGTGAATCTTTCAAATAGTTTGCTGACTTCTGTTGGTTGGCAAGTGTGGAATGCAAATACTGTAGATAATTTTGCTGGTATTACGCTTATATCTTCCGGATCAATAACTGTATCTTCAACTGAAACAAATTACACATTTTCTGTTACGCTCCCCGCTGGAGCAGCTAATGGAGTTATGTTGAATTTCTTTGTTGGAGCGCAGACATCTGGAACATGGACTATCGGTAATGTTCAATTAGAGCAAGGCTCCGTCGCCACACCGTTTGAACGGCGGCTGTATGGGCAGGAGTTGGCGCTGTGTCAGCGGTATTATCAAAAATGGGGTGGCGATACAGGTTATGAACGTATAGGCCTAGGTCAGGCTTACTCAACAACACAAGCTAACATTAACGTTTCAATGTTAACACCAATGAGAACAACACCAAGTTTTTCAACAGTTGGTAACTTAGCCCTTACAGGAACAGCAAACGCAACTTTGGCTGCAACAGCGGTTGCAAACGATAGTTCTTCAAGCCAGTTAATAAATCTAGTTGTATCAGTAGCCTCTGGATTGACAGATGGACGTGCAACACAATTTTGCACAAACAATTCAACTGCTGCACGCTTTCAAGCATCTGCGGAGTTATAAGTTATGTATGAAAACGCGCACTATATTAAAAGTTCAATGAGCGGTAAAATTTGCGCCATCAATGTAACAATAAATGGTCAAGTATGGTCTGTCCCCCTTGACCCCGCCAACTCTGACTACGCTGCTATCATGGCCCTCGTCGCTGAAGGCAAACTGACTATCGCCCCCGCTGAAGGAGCAAACTAATGCCCGTAACCATTAACGGAACAACTGGTATCGCTGGCGTTGACGGCTCTGCCGGTACACCGTCAGTCCAAGGCACTGACACGAATACGGGTATGTTTTTTCCTGCCGCTGATACGATTGCGTTTTCGGCTGGCGGTACGGAAGACTTGCGCATTGGCCCTGCTGGGCAGATCGGTATTCAGGGCGCGAATTACGGAACATCTGGTCAGGTGTTTACATCCGGTGGTGCTTCCGCTGCGCCATCATGGACAACGATTTCAGCGACAGGTGCGCTTATTCGTGCTCCGCAAATACTGACAAGCGGTACATCATACACGACACCGTCTAACTGCACTAAGATTTATGTTGAAGCAGTTGGTGGTGGCGGCGGTGGAGCAAACAATGGTGGCTATGGCGGTGGTGGCGGCGGTGGTTATGTTGCAAAATATTTTACTGTCACTGGGTCAACTGCTTATACTTACGCTATTGGTGGTGGTGGCTCCGTAGGTGGTACAGGGGGAACTGGTGGAAGCACGACATTTACAGTTGGAGCAACCACTATTACGGCGGCAGGCGGCTCCGGTGGCACGACTACTAACGGTGGTCTTAGCGGCACTGGATCAAATGGTGATTTAAATACAAAGGGTTCGCCTGGGTTTGCTGGTGATGGGAGCACAACAAAATTCGGATGGGGCGGGTCATCCTTTTTTGGTGGTGGGGGTCGAAATAGTGAAACTGGTAGTGGGTATGGCGGTGGCGGTGGTGCAAATGGTACTGGCGCTGCTGGAGTTATACGAGTTTGGGAGTATACCTAATGTTTGGTGGTCCTATGCAAATGGCTCCTATTAATGGCAATCCTCAACGCTGTGCGGTAGTCCAAAACAGCGATAACACTGTTGCGAACATCATCGTTGCTGATCCTGCGGTTGACCCTGCACCTGAAGGCTGCACGCTTGTCGCGTTGCCAGATGATAGCCCTGTGTCTTTTGGCTGGATCTATGACCCAGCAACAGGTCAATTCACTGACCCAAATCCACCGGCACCGCCTGAAGAAACTCCAGCATAGTAATAGGAGTCAGATATGTCTGATGATCTGAACCAACAAATCGGTAGACTCGAAGCTCATGTTGAGAATCTTCATCGTGATATGTCTGAGCTTAAAACAGAACTGAAAAACATTTCTGCCATGATGCACAAATGGAAGGGCGCAGGAGCAATTCTTGCGCTCGTAGGCATTGTGTTTGGCTTCTTCGTAGATATGGCCTTCAAACTTGTTGGTAGATAATGGACCCAGTAACGCTCATTGCGACAGCAACAGCCGCGTACAATGGGCTGAAGGGTGCCATCGCTGCCGGTAAAGAAATACAAGAGCTTGCGCAGGATCTAGGTTCTCTGTGGAACGCTGTAGGTCAACTTACGCATCTTGCCGCATCACCGCCAAAGAAGCGCTTATTCTCAAACGCTGCCGATATAGAGAAAGAGGCGATGGAACGCTATGCCGCGAAATCCAAAGCCTTTCACATGCAGGCTGAGATCAAGAATCTATTCATCTCTGTCTATGGCTTGCCTGCTTACGAAGCGGTGCAACGCGAAGTGATCGAGATCCGCAAAGAGGCAGACCGTCAGCACCGCGAAGAAGAACGGCTTGCCGCAGAGCGTGCAGAGGAACTGAAAGACGCAGCAGGGTTATTCTTTATCGTAATGGGTTTAGTGCTTGCTATGGGCATCACAGGATTTCTGCTGCTCATAAAACTTTAGGGGATAGTCATGGATCTACTCAAAACATTTGGCCCATTGGTCAGCTCAGTCGCGCCGACGATTGCTACGGCTCTCGGCGGTCCTGTCGCCGGTCTTGCCGTAAAGACTTTGTCTAACGCGCTTTTCGGTCACTCTGATGCGTCTGACGATGAGATTAAACTCGCACTGTCAAACCCTACGGCAGAACAGTTGGCGGCACTGAAAAAGGTAGACGCTGACTTTAAGGTGCAGATGAAGTCGCTCGACATCGACTTGGAGCGCATCGCTGCCTCTGACAGAGATAGCGCCAGAAACTACGCAATTATGACCCATGATCTGACACCGCGCGTCTTGGCGGTTATCGTTGTCGTGGCATGGGGATGCGTCCAGTGGTTTATGCTGCACAATGTGATTGAGGCATCGATGCGCGAGTTGATCGCACGCGTTCTTGGTACTCTTGATGGCGCACTGATGCTTGTGCTGTCTTACTATTTCGGCTCGGCTCACCGTCATACGGATGGCAAGTGATGCGCGAGAACTTTGACCATTGCCTCGCAGCCGTACTGAAACACGAAGGCGGTTACGTTGACGACAAACGCGATCCTGGCGGAGCCACCAATCTCGGTTGCACCAAGAAGGTCTGGGAAGAGTGGGTCGGTCACGAGGTGACTAAGGACGATATACGGGCACTCACTGTCGCTGACGTGTCTCCGCTTTACAAGAAGAAATACTGGGATGTGGTGAAGGGCGACGAGCTGCCGTCAGGCGTGGACTATGTCATGTTTGACTGTGCGATCAATTCTGGCACTGGACGCGCGGCTAAGATTGCCCAAAAGATCTGCGGTGTGGCACAGGATGGGGCAATAGGGCCAGCGTCTCTTGCCTCAATTAAGCGCATCTGTGAAGCAGAAGGTGTGCGGTATTTCATAGAAGAGTATAACGACGCGCGATTGCGCTTTCTGCAAGCACTGCCGACATTTGAGCATTTCGGTAAGGGTTGGAGCCGACGCGTGAATGAGGTAAATATAGGCGCACTAGACCTTGCGCGTCTTGGAGATTCCTGATGCCTTTAGTCCCGCTCACTATCCCGCCTGGCGTAGTCAAACCGGCAACCCCGCTTTTGGCTAAGGGACGGTATTGGGACGCAAACCTTATCCGGTGGCGGTCAAACAAGTTGCTGCCTGTCGGTGGGTGGCAACGTATTACTGAAACAGCTTTAGCCAGCACTGTTCGTGCGCTCTTCCCAGTTATGGCAAATGACGGCTCTAGCTGGTTGATGATTGGCTGTGAAGACAAATTGTATGCTGGTGA